ATTGCCCTCAATGCTGATACGGCGGCTACCGCCAGATCCCGCGATCTTATCGGTCAGGTTGTCCTCGATGCCTTGCAGCAGGGCCAAGGCGGACGACGATTGATTAGCAAACAGAGTCATAGCGTTCGACATGAAGTTCTCCTTAAAGGTCTTTGTCAGGGTTGCCAAGATCAAGTTCAAGTTGTACCGGGAGTTGGCTTGGCGTCGGCTCCTCGGTGGGGGTCTTCGTTACGGCTTCCAGAATTTTGGGGATGCTGAACCGATAAGTGTTACCTATCCGTATGTACGTTTCTTTAGGAATAAGCCCCTGTCGGACCCACGCACGTACCGTTGAAATAGACACCGTGAAGTGCTTGGCTACATCTTCAATCGGCACGAGCCGCTCAAGCGTGCTCATTACTTTCTCCTTACTGTGATGGTGTACTCGCTGTCCACGTTCAGGCCCGGGGGCAGCGCGTCCGGGTTTGTTTCCAGAAACTGCTTCATGTTGCCTTGGTGCAGACGCTTCTCCAGCAATTCGGGCACGTTGTGTTCGACCACGAACTTGCCCATCGCCTCCCAATCATTTGTCCAGTAGCGCGTAGACACGCCGCGATAAAACAAACCTTCGCCGGTTCGCACCGACTCCACGTTCTGCTCTTTGCAGTACGCCAGCAGCGCCGACTTGATTGTCGTCATCTGCTCCTTGAGCGCCTTCTCCTCGGCTTCGTACGCTGCTCGGAGTTCGCCCAACTTGCCGTTCATCTTGAGGTAAACCTTGACCAGCTTTTCAACTGGGATGGGGGGTGCTTCTTCAGTCACGTTGTTCTCCTTGGGGAATGGAATAGTCATTATAGTGGCATTTTGTGGTTTATGCAAGCAGCTCCTTGTAAAGATCAACAATTTTCGCGTGTACGTCGATTTTCTTATCCAATAAGTTGTAAACGTGTCTTTCTATACCTGAACCAGCAAGTTGAACCACCGTGGAAGGGTGATGTTGCCCGCTTCGATGCACCCGGGCGTTGGCTTGCGAATAGATTTCCAGTGACGCAGTTGGCCCCCACCACACCACCGTGTTGGCCGCAGTCAGCGTGACGCCATGGGCGGCAGCTTGGGGCTGGATGATCAGCACCCGGGGGTTAGCTTCGTTTTGAAAGCGTGTAAAGATGTCAGCGCGCTTACCTGCGGAAACGTCACCACTAATGATTTCACTTTCGTACCCGTCTGCGGTCAGCTTCTGGGACAGGATGCTGATAACGTGCTTGAACGGGACAAAGATCAACACCTTCTGACTTGACTCGTCGATGACCTCGGTCAGTACGTCGTACCGTTTGCTGATGTCAAACTCCAGTGTCTCGCCCGTATCGGAGTACACGGCACCACAACTGATCTGAAGGAGTTTGGACATGTTGACGGCAGCGTTGACCGACGTGATCTCTTCGCCTCCGGCTTGGATCACCATGCGTTTCTTCAGCAGGTCGTAATACTTCTGCTGCTGCTTGGTCAGCTCGACGTTGCGCCGGGTGTAGGTCATCTCAGGCAGGTCAAGGCACTCGTCCTTGGTATACCGGATGGCAGGTTGCAGCGCGTTGTATACCGTCTGTGTTGCGTTCTCTTTGGGTATCCATCGGAAGTTCGTCAACTTGGTCATCACCATGTCGCGGAAAGACGTGAAGTATTTCGGCACGCCTTGCGGATTGACCAGCTTTGCCAGCCCATACGCATCGAGCGGCGACTGCGCAGCGGGCGTGCCCGTCAACATCCAGAGCCACGTGTCCGCTTTGAGGAGGGAGTTGAGCACCTTCCAGCGTTTGGTCTGAGCGTTCTTGTAGGCGTTGGCTTCATCAACCACAATCAGATCAAACCCACCCCGTGCGATGTCGTCGGCGACGATCTCAACACCGTCATAGTTGATGATGACGAACTCGGCGGGGCCGTTGATCACGGCACGGCGCTTGTCCTTGGCACCATAGGCGATGTCCACTGAGCGGTGCATGGCAAACTTGAACAAGTCAGCACGCCATGCTGAGTCCATGATTGACAGCGGGCAGATCACCAGCACGCGTTTGATTCGGCCTGCTCGGATCAAGTAGTCAGCGGCCCAGATGACAGAGCCTGTCTTGCCGGTGCCTTGCTCATTCAAGCAGAACGCACGCCGGTTCATCGTGAGGAACGCAGCCGTGGTGCGCTGGTGATTGAAGGGTCTGTATTGGCCGGGCCAGTCGTAGCGCCCGAGGATGGGGGAGGGGACGTTCTTGATACGCAGATTGCGGAGCACTTGTGCTTCGTCGAGGCCCCAGTGAACGACAACCTCGTTACCGGGCAGCTCTTTACTTTTAGGAATGACGGTCGTTATCTGCTGGGGGTTGCGTACCCGCAGCAGCAGCGCCTTGTTATCTATAATCTTCATCAGTTCTCCGCAGATGCGTATGCGGAGCGGAGTGGCTTCCCCACTCGCTCGCGCTGCATCGAATCTTCAATGTAGCCGGTTACCCGGCACAGGTCAAGAGGGTTTTTTGCCGCCCGGTTCGCGCACGCTGTGACCATTGCGTGCCCGGTTTTTCGCAGGGGTCTGAAGGCGCAGGCCGGTCTTGTTTGACCCGCCTTTAGATAACATCTTCACGTGGTCGATGTCTTTGCCTTCACGCTTGTCTGCCGTCCCGTCGTTGTCTTTATCAGGAGAACTGGCATCCATTGCGCGACGCGCTCGCTGGCGTTCCATACGGTCGGCGTGTTCGCCACGGGCAAGCTGCTTCTGATACTCAGCCTTGTACGGGCGTGGTGATTTGGTGTAAGGCATAACTTACTCCACGATATGTTTTTGTTTCATCTGAGTGAGTTTACTCCTGACCTCGTGCATCAGGGAACCATCACGCAGCAAGATGTTTACGATTAGACCAGCAACCATTTGTTGAATTTTTCCACGGTCACGACTGTCCATGGTCTGTTCGGCCATACGCAGGTTCAACTGGTGGATTCGCTCGTCTTCGGTCGGATCGATCAGCCGCATCAGGGACATCACTACGCGCTTGTCTACCTCACGCTCCATCATCAACGCGAGAGTTGCGGTGTCTTGAGTAACTTCTTCCATCACGCTCTCCCATTATGCGGGCATGATAAAACGACGCAATGCTTCTTGCACAATCCTGACGTGCGAGGGTTCCATACGTTTGTCTCGTATGCGGCCTTCATGCGACCGTAATCGGTCAACCACTTCTCCCACATCTCGCCCTCACTGTTGCGGGTGTATTCGGCGCGGATGAACGCACCGGCCACCACAAACAACAACCCTGCCTTGACGTACAACACCTCGGGGAAGTGCTTGAACACGGCCAACGACATCAACTCCAACTGGCCTTTGTCGGCGTACTTGGCGCTCTTACCTGTCTTGTAGTCAAGCACCCGCGCCATGCCCTCATCGTCAATGATGATCAGGTCAGCGATACCGCGCCACCACACATTGGGATCTTTGAACCCGCACGGTGCAAGATCAGCGGTCAGCCCCATCTCGTACTCGCATAACTTCACACCGGGCAGCTTGTTCAACTTGTCCAAGACATTCTGTGCGTAAGCAAACTCCGGCGGTAGCGGTTCACCTTCACGTATGTACAACTCGGCGGCTTCGTGGAAACGTGTGCCATAGAGCAAGTGCTCAGCGTTGTGGTCTTCCTCAAAATCTTTGGCGACTTTCAAGTGATAAAACTTCTTCGGACATTGTTCAAATGTCTTAATCGACGAGAAGGACCATGCGGGTATAGTTACCATGAAGTTTTCACCTGATCCTCACGTATGGCTGCGATAGCCATCCGAACTTCGACGATAGCTTGATAGCCCGCCTCGATTGCACCGCGATGATCGTGCGAGAGCATTGCATTGTGTAATGCCTTCAATGCCCGCTCGGCCTGCAACACCGGGTGCGCGTAGTCCATGAAAACGTCAGCAGTCTCCATACGATTTCCCAACTCCTGATTCACAGTTAACCGGCAATCCCTTGGCCCAGTCGGGCACCCAGCGCATCGACTCCTCGACGTAGGCCCGGGCGTCTTCCACGTCCACATCTCGCACGCACACGGCGATGGCGTCGTGTACAGTCAGCACCACCTTGTACCGCTTGTGGATACGTAACATCTGCTCAGCAATGATGCAGCGTGCGATGGCTTGGCACACGTTCTCAATCACTTTGCCACCGTAGATGCGCGTGCGTCCCTTGCGGGTCTGATAGTGAAACTCGATACCCTTCTCACCCTCAGAAATTTTCAAGTCATCGTACCGCATCAGCAGCCCACTGGGTAGTCGTATCGCTGTCTCGGCAGGCACCACCTCCAACACTCCGGCCCGACCCAACGGTGCGGGATCACCCCGTGACAAGTTGACCAGCACATTCTGGGCTTGTCGCCACAGTCGCGTGATGTTGTCGTTGGTGCGCCGATAGATGTCGATGATGCGTCGGGCTTCGTCCAGCTCCATGTCCACGCCAAACGTCTTTAGCTGCGCTTGGAACTTCACCGCCCCCATGCCGTACCCTGCACCGAGGATTGTGGTCTTACCGATGAACCGTTGATCTTTAGTAATCTGATCTTCAGCCACACCGTAGATCGCCGCTGCCATCTTTCTGTACACGTCCTCCTTGTTGGCGAACGCTTCCACCAAATCGTCCTGCTCGGCCAGCCACGCCAGCACCCGCGCTTCAATCTGCGATGAGTCTGCGTCGATCAATGTGTGCCCGGGCGGTGCGACGATGGCTTTCTTCAACTTGTTCGCATTCTCCCCACGGCTCGGCAGATTCTGCATGTTGATCTTGTCGTCCCCACCGAACCGACCTGTATGCGCAGCGTAGTAGCGGATGGGCACAGGCAAGTTGCCACGCGATGCGATCTCGATGAACCGTTGCGTGCGGGTCTCCTCCAGCGTTGACTTGTTACCCAGCCTAGCCGCAATGAGCGCCTGCACCCGCTCGTCTGGGTGCTCGGCCAACGCCTTGAATGACTCGTCGTTCTTGGCAAACGCGTAAGTCTGCTCGCCTGTAGCCGGACTGACTTTCATCGGCGGCTCCACCCCATACCCTCGCAGCAGCTCAGCAAACTTGTTATTACTCATCAGGTCCGCACGGTCCGCTGCACAATCGAGCAGTAGTCGTTCTTTGCGAGCAACCGTCTCGTTAAGATGTTCCTCCAGCAACGTCTTATTTAATTCAAGAACAGGCTCAATGAACATGCGCAGGGTCAGGTCGATGATCCGCAGCTCTTGCTTCGGAAACTTCTTAGACATCCTCTGGAACAACTTGTACGTCAGGTTCACGTCGTTCAAGCAGTAGTCCCCGTACCGACTCAAATCGGCCTCGCTGAAGTTCATGCGACGCTTACCGATGGCGTTGATGACCTCAGTCCCCTTCTCGCCTAACCCGTACCGCTCGACCAGCGCCTTAAGGCTACCCCCCACCTCTACCCCATGCAGGGCACGTGCCATGCACAGGGTGTCCAGCCAACCGCGAGGATGAATGCCGAAATGCCATGCGAGGATGGCACCGTCAAACATTGTGTTGTGCGCAAGGACAAACGAGTCGACCCAGTTGAACGATGTCTGCAACCACCGCTTAACGTCTTCGGGTTCTCCGCTCGCCCACTGCGCAGGTGTGTCGTTTACTTTCACACCTACGCCGATCACTTCAAACTGCGGGCTGCGTACGTACTCCTCGGTTGTGATCTTTGACAGTGAATAGTCCCTGTCGTAGTACGTTTCGAAATCAATCGTGATCAGGTCCATGATGGTGCTTCTTTCCGGATGGGTTTGTCCCACGCATCAACCGCAGGGGCAGGGGTGTCTCCGGCCATGCTGATCTGGTCGGGGTCGTATCGGGGGCGGCGCACGCGGAACTTGAAGAACTCACGCAGCTCCGGTTCGTTTTGCGCCAGCTTGCGTGCATACAGCGCACGGTAGTTGTTGTTTAACTTGAGCCCGTCGTCACTGATAGTCTGCACTGCGTGCTCATAGCGCAGCACCTCAAACAGCGCAGCGATCCCATACGAATCACGCCCGGTGCGTTTCAGCCGTAGGGCCATACCACGCAAGTGCGTGTACACCCACGGGTTGTCTGCGTCAAAGCGCAGGAATTCCCGCTCGATACGATCATCAAGCATAGCGGTTCTCCATCTCGTTAAGTTTCTGTATGTAGTGCAGTGCTTTGTTTCCATCGTCGTCCCCTTTACGGCCTTGGCGCATCGAATACTTGATGATGTTGCCCTTGAGGAATCCGATGAACTCTTCGTGCGTGAGCACAGCCTCCATCACCGTCCACGGCTGCACCGCCATGTCTTTGTAATGTGAGCCACCCACCTGCGTGTCATCTGCTTTGGCTATGATCTCAGCCAGCGTCTTCTCTACCATAGCGCCTCCTCCACATCATCCGGCGTTGCGTGTTTTTTCTCGTGCTTGCGCCCCCATTTGGCTAACTCCTTCGGGTCCACTTCCCCAAAGGGCCATGCGGGATACGGCAAGGATGCGTTCCAGCGCATCTTGGAGTCGGCTATTTGCTGCGCTGGCTCCGGCAAGGGCTTGTCTAAGTTGCTCATTCTCATCCTTCAGTTGTTTGTTTTCGTGCTCCAACTCGGCCACCATCAAATCAAGTTCGATTTCATCCTTCATTGTCATTTGCGCATGCTCCGCAAGAACATCGCAACCTGCGTCGTTGCTACTTCTATCGCTGCATTCCACCCGGCAACGTATGCGTCGTTTGAATTGGCTTGGCGTTGGGCTTGCGTCTTCATGCCATCGATGAACCCACGCTCGTACTCGGGGTCCAGTTTGTTGTCTTCTTGGTTTTCCATCAGCGGCCTCCAGCTTTACGGGGTGTGGTGTTGAGAAGTGCAGTCTGCAAACGATCCGCATCGCGGTCGTTGTAAAGCGGTGGGCGAGGCGTGTACGCCCAGCCAATCTTTACCTTGCCTGTGTCGTAAGGCGGGTTTACCCGACCCTTGGGCTTCTTCACAGTGAGTTGATCCACGGTGTAACTCCTTCTAGGTTGTCTTCATTAACGACCAGCACTGCACCACCTTGGGCGGTGATGTCAGACAGGTTCTTCTGTTGCAGCGGAGTCGGTGTGTTTCTCCCCGCTTTGCATTCGATGGCAAAAAACTTTCCGTTGTAGCACCCTACGATGTCAGGCACCCCGCTACTGCCGTATCCACCCGTGACGGGGTAGAAGTAATAGGCACCGAGTGTCTTGAGTTGTGCGACAACCCGGCGCTTGACCTTGGCCTCCGGGGTCATGTGTTCCTCCGTTTAAGTTCTTTCTCGTGCGCCTCCATGATGTCCGCTACATACGGTTTGTTTTCCGTAGAAATTTTTAGGC